TCAGTCCTTGCCTTTCTCGGGCGTCTCGGCCCGCTGCTTGAGGATGTCGATTGCCTTGGTGATGGCTGCGGGGATGGGCAGACCCATCAGGCCGGCATTCTCGACGATGGAGATGGCCTCGTTGGCCGAAAAGCCGATGATCGCCGCGTCGCGGACGAAGCTGCCGCCGATGACGGCATCAAGCTGGCAGGCCACCAGCACAATGAGCAGCGTCTCGCCCTTGCGGATGAGGCCCTTCCAGCCCGCCTTGCTTTCCAGCGCGCCGGTCTTGGTCTTGGGGCTGGCGTGGAACACGCCCGCCACCACCAGACCGGTGATGTAGTCGATGGCCATAAAGATGACCAGCGTCTGCAGGGCAGTGTCCCAGCCACCGAACAGCGAGGCAATGACACCGCCGATGAGGCCTGTCCATGTACAGAGAAAAACCTTGATATTCATGTCCATTGTTACACCTCCATCATCGGGATGTCGTAATCTTCGGCGCACTGATGTTCGATGCGGCAGCCGCGAGCTTTCTGCCAGCCCGGCGCAAAGATTGCCACATCTGCACGAGCCAGAAACTCGACGCTGCGGGCCAGATAATCCAGCGGCTTTGCTGCAGGGCCGAAATCATCGAAGAAGGTTTCCAAAGCAGTCACATCTTCCTGAAGATGTTCCTTCGTCCAAAGAACGAGCGCTGCCCGTTCATGCAGGATTTCCTCATCCGTTCTGCCGTTCATGGGCTGACTGATGAAAATGGTCTTACTCATGTTATATACCTCCTCACATTGTCCATCTGGACCTATTTGCCCGGGTATCGATATGCACCCAGCCGGTCACGCGCTTGGGGTGGGCTACATCCTTCGGATACCGCCCGATGCCGCCGCGCCCGGGCAGCAGAGTCTCGGCATAGGCCGCAACGGTAGCCACCGGCACACCTTCGACGTAGAAGTCCGCTGCCCGGCCCAGCAGGTGCTGGCTCGACTTGCTGCCGCCCACGGCGGCATTGTGTTCGGCGGTGCGGTAGCCGCTGGTGATATGTACCGGTTTGCCGAAGTGCTCCCGGATGCACTGCAGCAGCACCACCAGCTCGTCGTCGATGAGAACGACGTCGCTGCCCTTGCAGGCGAACTCGCGGACGCGGAAGCTGGGCGAGAGCTGCCGGGTGGAGTCGCGGGTCATGGAATATTCACGAATCGACATCCTTATCCCTCCACTCAATACTTCTTCCCGCAGATCTCCTCGAAATCCGCCTTCGAGATAATGCCCTTGCGGACATACACCCGCAGCATCGCCTCAGAGATGCGGCCCTGCGTCCAGCGCTCGGTCAGTTTTTCCTTGTTGCTCATAACTTCGTTCTCCTTTCTTATTCTTCGGTGGTGTTGGTGGTATCATCCGGCAGGCTCAGCGCCACCATGTCTTCCAGAGCGTCCGCAATGCGGGTCTGGTCGGAGACGCCGGTGTCTGCCGTGGGAGGGTTATCCTCAAAGGCCTCGATGGCGGCCAGATAGTCCTCGTCGGTGACGCAGGCGCTGAAATCGCAGCCCGCCTTGCGATAACGCTCCACCTCATTGTCGAAAACCAGCGCGACGCTGCCGTTGATGATGCCGCCGCCCACGATCATCTTGGTGTAGCGGCCCCACTGGTAACGGTCCAGCCACTGCTCAGCGGTAAGCTTCTCGCCCACCGGGGTGATGACGTCAGATTTGTTGTCGTAAATTTTGTATGTTCACCTTCGGGGGGATGGCAGCGTAGAACCGCACACCGCCCTCCACGGTCTGAAGCACAGTCGCAAGGTTTGCTTTTTCGACCTCTCCGGCCGTGTCCAGCGTCAGGGTCCCCATCGGGACGTAAGAGCTGTCGCACCCATCGATGGCCACGTCGCAGCTGTACCAGTACCGTCCTACGGACTTGGCCATCTCTTTCCAGCCCGCCGCCGGAATGGTCAAATCATAGCTGCGGTAGTAGCCGCCGGTGTAGTCTCGCAGCGTGTCGGTCACGAGATCCTGTACGCCGTCGTAGTAGCCCTGGATGTCCTGAGCTGTCTTCTTTGCCTCGGCGGCAGAACTGGCCGCATCCGTTGCCGACTGGGCAGCGCGGGCGACTGCCCCTGCTGCGGCATCTTTCACTTCCTTTACTACATTGTCCTTTACCTCCTGGATGGCCTTTTCGGTTTTTTCCTTTGCGCCTGCTGCGGCAGCATCCGCAGCTGCAGACGCCGCCGGGCCGGCTGATGCCTCCACATTGTTCAGTGCATCCGTCTCGGCTTTGCGTATCTCCGTTACAGCCGAGTCTTTTGCGCCGATGGTGTTTTCATATGCTTCATTGGCCTTTGCGGCGCTCTGTCTGGCGTCCTCTCCGGCCTGCCACGCCTCGTCCTTTGCCTGCTCCACGAGGGCTACCAGCTGTTGCCATGCAGGCACCGGCGGTTCGGGGATGTCCCCCATCGTGCCGCTGTTCATGGCCACGTTGTACTTGATGTCCGCGCTGGTCAGGGTGCGGGTTCCGTCGCTTCCCTCAAAGACGAGCCTGCCGCACCCGGGCGTAGAGGTCACGATGGCGGGTACTTCTATTTTTCCGTCCTCCACGAGCGACGAAAACAGCATTCCCCGCTCTGTGTGCCAGAGCGCCCGGATGGTCATTCCCTCCCACTCGCCGGTCTGGGTGATGTTCAGCCGGTATATCCCCCGGTTCCTGCTGTAGCCCAGACGCAGCTGGTTGTCACAGCCCGATGTCCGCGCCGAACCCGTCGAGGCGAGGGAGATATTGCGTTCTATCATCAGGAGCTCTCCTTCCAGAGCTTTTTCAGCTCATCCACCGCGGGCTGCATCTCGCTGTTCTTGTTCGCCGCCCGCTGCAATATCTGCACCAGCAGCTTTTTCTCTGCGCCAGTCAGCGACGTTCCCTGCATCTCTCCCTCCGCCATCTTCTGCGCCTTCTGGGCGCTGGCTGCAGCAGAGTCCGCGCTTTCGCGGGTGTTCTTTACGGCTTCCAGCATCCGCGCCGTCAGGGCGTCCAGTGCATTATCCGTGATCATTCTTCTCTCACCTCCACGATATTTCCCTTTGCGTCGATAACGGTATTTCCCGGCAGTGTAAAACAGGGGTGCGTCCAGCACCTGTAAAGGTCAGGCCAGCTCATGTTTTCCGGTTCGTTCACCTTGTATCCGCCCCAGTTCAGCTTATCCGGTGCCGTCAGCATCTGTGCCCACACCGCTTCAGCGCACTTGTACAGATACTCTTTCAGCGCACTTCCGGTCAGGCCGCTGCCGTAGTCGTTCAGTACCGGCGTCCGGGTCCAGAGGCAGAAATGGAAATAAGTGTTCGGTACGCTCCCCGCCGTTTCGGCATCCGCCGCCAGCAGCGCCAGAGCAAGCTTCTTTGCATCGGCAAAGGTCGAGCCTTCCAGGTGGTAGTATTTCGGGCTGCTGGCCGAAGTGTATCCGTATGACTCGAATCCGAACTCATAGCACGAGGGCAAAAAGACCTTCCGGCTCAGCGTGGTCACCGTGTGGCTTCCTGTATAGCTGCTGCCGCTTCCGGAGTAGCCGGGCGTGTAGTAAAATTTTGTCTCCGTCAGAATGTCTTTCAGCGCCTGTGGGGCGTCCTTCAGGTATTCGCTGTTCAGGTAGACGTCAATCAGGCTGTCGGCATACGTACACCATGTTGTGTTCCATTTTTTCCCGGTGATACCGTGCCGCCGGGCAAGGAGCGTCCGGCCTTCGCCGTTCAGCTCTTTCTCGTAGTCCTGCGCTATGACCATGAATTCTTCCGCCGCTGCCCCGTCCTTTTCCACCAGTTTTGTCACCGCTCCCACCGCCAGTTCCTTCAGCATCGGGAGCTTCGCCTCTGCCGTTATGACGATGTTTCCCGTCACATCGGGGATGGAGACGGTCATCTTTTTCTCGTTCCATGCGGTGGCTGTCACGTCTTCGCCGCCCATCGTTACCTTGATGGATATGAGCCAGTATCCCTCGTTCAGCGTCAGAGCCGCGGTGTACGCCTTGCCGCTCTGGACGACCACGTCCGCCCGGCTCGTGCTCAGCCCGTTCAGCCGGTTGGATACCGCATACATCACGATGGCAGGTTCATCCCCGCCGCTCTGTCCATTCTTTTCCACCGTGACGCTGCACACGGCGCTCTTTCCTCCGGCGGCAGCAGTAATGATGCAGCTGCCGTCCTTCAGGGCTGCCAGCGTGTTCACGGCCTTTCCGTTTTCTACGGCGGTCGTCTGGTCTTTCATCACGGCCAGCGCCGCATTGTTCGTTGTCCAGCTCACCGCTGTCACGGTGGACTGGGTCGGCGTCAGAGTCGCGGTCAGAGTCACAGACTCGCCCTGTTTCAGCTTTACGGACGGTTTGTCCAGCGCCAGCTTTTCCAGCGATACAGCCACCGACCGCACTCTGCGCTGCGCCAGCTTTCCGCCTGCGATGGCCGTCAGGAGCACTGTGCCGCCTTTCACGGCGGTCAGAGTATTTTCCCGAAGCTACACGATGCCTTCCGGTTCGGCCATCCACTCCACGGTCTGAGGTGCGCTTCCGGGTAGCACCGTGGCTTTCAGGGGGCAGGACTCTCCCACTTTTATGCTCAGCTCTTTGCTGTCCAGCCGGATGCTCTCCACTGCCACCGGCTCTGCCTGCTCCGGCGGGGGGCTGTTCCAGCGCTGCTTCAGCTGCGCTATCATGTCCCATGCGCTGGCGTCGGAGTAACGCATTCCGCTCAGCGCTTCAAGCAGCAGCGCGTGTTCCTTTGCAGCGCATCGGTCGGCCACCCACTGCCGGTATCGGGCGGCTCTCTGTGCTTCCAGCGCTGCCCGGGCTTCCTGCTCAAGCACCAGCTGTAAATATTGATACCGCAGCGGCATCGCCGGTCCGTCTGCGCCAGTTCCCTCGCCGTTTTCCAGCGTCTGGTAGCACACATATTTCCCGGGCATGGTCATCTCGCGCCGGCCTTCGCCGTCCGTGGCCATCAGCATCCAGAGGCCCTGCCGCGCCGTCGTGAAACGCCTGTCCACCGGAGCGTTATTATTTCCATCCAGCAGCATCGGCTGCGGCACAGCCCCGCCCTCCTGCTCGATGTGCAGCGTCACGGCCATACCGGCCCATGTCTCCGGCAGCACGAACTCGAGCTTTTCCACGTATACGGCGCCCACGCCGCCCAGGTACAGCGTCTCCGGCTCCGCCCGCCAGCTTGTCCCGCAAAAATGGTCCTTCACTACTCTTACTTTCACTTTGAAGCTCCTTCCTTTGAGAAAGGCTCCCCTCGCTAGGGGAGCTGCTTTGCAGCGCCGCCGTCAGGCGGACTGCAAAGCTGAGAGGGTTCCTTCCGGTCCGCTGCCGCTCTCAGTAGGGCAAGCACTCTATAAAAAGCCTACCACGTCCCCCGCTTCAAAACTACTGCGGACTTATTCAAACAAACAAAAAGAGCAGGCGCCCTGGTTCATTACCAGAGCGTCTGCTCTTATCTTATTTCACCCCCTCCCACCAGTTCTTCTCGTCCTTCGCCTTCTCGGCCTTCTTGTCCGCATCCTTCACCCACTTGGTAAAGTCCTTTTCCTCGTACAGCGGGTTTTCGTCTGCGTCCTCGAGGGCCAGCAGTTTCTTCTCCAGCTTCTCCCGGTCCCGGTCGTTTCCGGCCAGATACTCCTCCTTCACCGCCTCGGTGATCCTGCTCTTGATGCTGCCCTTGTCCTTGCCTGCGGTCATCAGGCGGTCAAGCTCCTCCTGCGCGTCCTTTGCCCGGCCATTCTCCACTTCGTCCAGGAGCGCGTCGTATATGCTGCCGTCCTTGCTGCCCGCCAGCAGTTCGTCCGCCTTGCCGTCCACCGCCTTGTTCACAAGGTCGATGAGCTGCGCCCGCCGGGCCGCGTCCGTTTTGCCCTTGGCCCTGTCTGTCACAGGGGCGACGTCCAGCCCCTCCCGCAGCTTCTCAAATACGGCCTTTCGGGCCTTTTCCTCGGCCCGGGCCTTCCCGGCGTTCCGGGCCTTGGCCGCCGCCAGCACGTCGGCGTCGTACTGCTTCAGCCGCCTTGCCAGCTCGCCGTCCACCTTGTCCGTCTTATTCATCTGTTCCAGTTTCTTCATCGCCGCCGCAGCCTCCTCGCTGTCCCCGCTCTGGATGGCGTTGTACAGCCGGTCGTACTGCCCGGTGGCCGAAGAGGGCGTGGAGTCAAAGCTCACTTTGCCCTCTTCCTTCCATTTCTGGAAGCTGTCCATCCATTCGTTCACGGCCTTGACGTACTTCTTCACGTTGTTGTAGGGGATGCCCTCCAGCATGGCCAGCTGGCCCACAGCGTCTGCCCACGCCCACCGCACGCTCTTCTCGTACTCCGCAAACTCCTCCTCCGTCATCTCGCTGGTGTCCTTGTCCAGCAGGCCGTTCAGCTTCGCGATACTCTTGGTCATGTCGTTCACGGCTGAAAAGCCCGTCATGCTGATGGTGTCGTAGCTGCCAAAGCTCTTTCCGGTCAGCACCGTCTCGGTGGCTCTCCACGCCTCGCTTCCGCCGGTAAAGTTGCTCACCCCGCTGTTGAAGAACTGATAGATAAAATTGCTCAAAAGGCTCCACCCGGTCATGTCGCCGTTCTCATCCTGCAGGTTGCCCCACTTGTGGAACAGCAGCTTCACCCCCACGCCCAGCCCTGCGATCAGGGCCGTCTGCACGATCTGGCTGAAGATGGCGTCTGCCCGCCGCTTCTTCGCCGTCTCCAGTGCCTCCTTGTTGGCTGCGCTGGGGTCTGCCTTGTACCGTGCCGCCTGCGCCGCGGCGTCCTCCAGCGCGCTCACCAGGATCTGGGCGTTCTGCTGGCGCTGGGTGCTGAACATCATCAGGAACTTGGCCGCCTGGTTTTTCGTGCGCTGAAAGCCAGTCCGCTGCATGGCGGTGTAGTTGGGCTGGGTCCGCTCGATCACCCGCTGGTACTTCTGCTTCACAGCCTCCCAGTAGGCCGGGCTGTCGTAGACGGCCGCCTCGGCGTCGAACTCCTCCGGGTGGCTCTTCACATACTCCATCGCGCCGTAGTACAGCGCTGCTGTCGTGATCTCGTCCACCTTCCCGATGCTTCCGCTGGTAAAGTCGCCAATGGCGTCTGCCGCCTTCACACCGGCCCGCACTATGGCGTTGTCTCCGTTCCGGGCGCTGTCGTGCAGCGTACCCACCACGCCCTTCTCGGCGCTCCCCAGCTCACCCCTCCGGCTTCCCCGCAGGCGGGTGGGCAGCATCGCGTCGCCGTGCTCGTAGGCCAGCTTCTCGATCTCCGCCAGCTTGCTCGGCGAGACGTTCTTCACAAATTGCAGTACCGACTTTCCCGTGCTTCCCCAGCCCAGCTCTGCGGCTGCGGTCGGCAGGCTGGCTGCCTGCAAGAGCGTTACGTTCAGGTTTCCGGTCAGCACGGCAGCGGCGGCATTGCCCCGCAGGGTGCTGCACAGCCGGTCGAACACCTCGTGGTCGCTCTTCGTTCCGCACAGGTCGGCCAGCGCCTTGTTCAGGTAGCTCCGACCCGTCTCGCCCCATACCTTCTCTATCTGGCCGTACAGGCTCTTTCCGCCCTGCATCGAGTTCAGCACCTTCTCGGCGTTCCGCAGCGGGATGGCCATGCCCGCGTACTGGGCCGTGTTCTCGATGCTCTCCGCCGCCTGCCGCACCAGTCCCACCAGCTCCAGAGGCTTCGAGCTGTTCACGCGGCTCTGCAAAAAGCCCTCGCTGCCCACGCTGTTGTCGTACTGGATGCCGGTGTTCTGCTCCACGTTGGTGTTCCGGTCAACGTGCAGCCGGATGTAATTGTCCACCCGGGCCTTCTTCACGCCGGAGAGCGCAAGGCTCGTTTCGTTGATGTACCCCTTGGTCAGCTTGCCCAGCTCCCGGAACGCCGCGATCATCTTGTTGTCGTACTCGGTCAGGTTCTTTTCGATCTCCCCGATGATGTTGGTGCGCAGCGCATCCTCCCGCTGGCTCACCTCGTAGGCGTTCAGCTTGTTCCCGCTCTCGTCCACGGTCACAAGCTCGCCCAGCTTCACGGTCTCGGCCCGCTGGCGTCCCGCGCCCTTCAGGCCCTTGGTGGTCAGGCTCATGTCCGCAATGGTCGCGCCGCCGTGCAGCAGGTGGTGCATACCCTGCCGGTTCTGCAGCTGCACCCACAGCTCCGCCATCACGTCGTGGGTCACCAGCCACGGCCTGCCGTCCTCGGTCTTCAGTCCGATGTCCACCAGATCATGGGTAAAATGGTACAGCTCCTTCTCGTGCTTCGGCCCTGTCAGGTCGGCAAAGATGGCTTCGCCCTCGGCGGTGATCCGGCTCTTCCGGGCCTGTCCATCGTTCAGCATCTGCCCCAGCTGCTCCATAAAGCCGCCGTGGACATAGCCGCCAAAGCGCTCAAAGTTCCGCTCGATGTTCGTGGCGTTTATCCGGTACACGTCCCGCACCGCACGTCCCAGCTGGGCCAGTACGCCCTTTTTCTGCTTGGCGGCCACCTCCTTCAGCTCACCGTGCAGCCCCTCGGCAAAGTCGTCGATCATCACGTCTTCGATGCTGCCCAGCATCACGGCCTCGTTCTTCACGATGAACATGGTCTGCTCCATGATCTCCCGCAGCCCCCGCAGCTCCTCCACGCTCAGCGACGCCATCGCACCGTCCCGGTAGGCCTGCAGGTCTTCGTTCAGCCGCTTGAGCCACGCCCGCTTCTCCGGGGTGTCCTCCGGCAGCCACTTGTCCGCCTGCTCGATCTGCCCCCGCAGCTCTTCCATTTTCAGCTGCCGGTTCTCGTTCACGTCGGTCAGCCAGTCGTCAATGGCGTCGGCCAGCTTGCTGTTCTCCCATTCCAGCGCCGCCCGCTCTCCCATCTTCATTTCCCGGGTGATGCCGCTCTTCAGGCCGTCCATCGCGTCCCGGATGCTCATGTCCGCCGGCAGCGGGCCGTAGATGCCGTTCACCTCGGCCCGCAGCTTCTTCGCCGCCTCGTGGTTGCCGATGGCGTCGTTGGCCAGCATCGCCACCGGCCGCACCTTGTCCACCAGATACTCCGGCACATAGCTCTTCTCGCTGGGCTTCTCGATCATCCGGGTCAGCTCGCTCGTCAGCTTCTGCACGCTCCGCCGGGTGTTGTCCATCTCCCGGGCATCCCGGGCCTTCTGTACCTGCTTCAGCCGCTTATCCTTTTCCAGCTGCACCCGGGCCTCCACACTGGCCTTCTGCTTTTTCGCAAACTGCTCCGCCACTTCCTTCCGGTAGTTCGCTTTGGCCGCAGCTCTCCGGTAGGGCTCCCGCAGGTCGTCCTGTGCTTCCCTAGCCTGCTGCGCCGCTGCGATCTGGGCCTTGGCTCTTGCTTCCAGCGCCTGCTGCCGGGCAATGTCCCGCACCTCTTTCCGCTGCTGGGCAAACTGTTCCCGCAGCTGGGCGTTCTCGCCGATGGCCATTTCCGGCGTGTTCATGTACCGCTGCCAGATCTGCATAGCGATGTCCTGCTTCGCCCCGTCCCAGTCCTCGTCATAGGCGTTCTCTAAGGTGGGTCTGATGGCGTCGTGGGCGCTCATCATGGCCTCCAGAGCGTCGGCGGCGCTGCTGGGCGTCTCGGCAGGCAGCAGTCCCGCGCCCAGCGTCTGCAGCTCTGCAAAGTCTCCGTCCCACCGGCTGGCCTGTCCGTCCTTGGTGTAGGTCAGGCTCACGCCGTGGCGGGCCGCCTCCTTCCGGGCGTTTGCCCAGCTGCCGTACCGGTACAGGATCTCGCCGCAGGCCGCCGAGCCTTTCTCGAGCTGCATACTCATCTTGTGCAACTCCGGGTATGCCTTCCACAGCTCGTCGTTCCGCTTTGCGCTCTTCTGCATGATCTGCTCGGCGATGTCCATCACAAAGGCGTTGGCGTCAGCCCAGTCCACCCCCTTGCCCTGGCTCAGGTAGTCGCTCAGCGCACCCAGCCGCTCCGTCAGCCACTTGGCGCTCACCTTGCTGCCGTGGTCAGCCCGCACAGCCTGTGCAATGCTTCGCAGGCCCTCTTCCGACACCCGCTTGTTCCCGCCTGTCTCCACAGCCTTCCGGACCGTCTCCATCTGGGCGGCCACGTCCCCGAGGCCGCTGCTGTTGGTTGCATCCCGGCTGTCTGCGTCCACCTCCAGCTGGTATTTCACGGCTGTTTTTTCCGGGTAGAGCTTCTGGGCCTCGGCCTCCGTCACGGCCTTCAGGTAGTACAGCGGTCGTCCCGGCAACGGCTCGGCGGTCACGGCCTTGACATTTCCGTCGGCATAGTGTAAAGTAGCTTTAGAGCCACCGCTTGCGAGGGAGAACGGCAATCGTAGCCTATTACCCCTCAGCCAAGCGGCGGTTCTTTTTGTGTCCGGGTCAACATAAAGTATCTCGCCCTGTACCACCTTTCCGGTTCTGTAGCTTTCGTGGCCGTATGCGCTCAGCACCGCGATATTATCTACCACCAGACCATTTCTATCCGTCGGAAGCAGCTCCAGCGACACATTCACCGGCTTTCCGGCCGCGTCCTTTACATCGCCGTACATGAATATCCGGCTGGCATAGTCCGCATTCCGGCTCGTATCCGAGTGCAGTACAATGATGGGATGCTCCAAAACCTGCGGAACCTGTTTCAGAATTTCTTTGGTCATAATGGAGCCTTCTCCAGTCGCCGCATTGTGATTTGCGATACTGTGCTTGTTCAGTATTTTCCGCAGCTTTCCAGCCTGCCAGAAAATATCTTTGTCTTTCACACCGATGCTCTTCAGCACTTCTGAAGTGCTGCCCACCCGGATAGCATATCGCTTGGTCGAGTCTTCGTCCAGCCCCTCGATGGCTTTCTCAAAGCCGACATCGATGGAGTATTTTATCGCCGCGTCCTTTGTTTCAGAGGCTGCGGCGTTTTTGCTGCCCTGCTTTGCGTCGTGGATGGATTCCCGGTACTTTTCGCCCGCTGTCATCTGATGCTCAAAATACAGCGCACGCAGATCCCGCAGCTGCTCCTCCGTCAGGCTCTTCGCAGCCTTGGCGGCGGCGTTGGTGGGCTCTTTTTTGAGGAAGTGCTCCACGTCTGCCAGCACACTCTCCAGCAGGTTTTGGATCTTGTCCATCACCTTCCCGATGATGCCCCGGGCGTCGGCGTTCATCCGTGCCTCGGCCGCCTGCTGGCGCACAAAGTCCCGGAAACTCTCCGCCGTGCCGAATACCGTCTCCATGGCATCGGCGGTGATCTCCTCAAGGGCCTGGTTGTAGGTCAGCTGCTGCCCGGCCTCGGCGTACTTGTCGAGGTAGCTCTGGATGAGCTTCTCGGTGCTCTCTGCGCCGCTCTGCTGCACAAGATAGTTCAGCAGCCGGTCCATCACGGCCTGCCCCGTCTCGGCGCTCCACTGGTTCAGCGCGTGGAACGTCTCGTGCATCACCGTTTCACTGCCCGCGTCTCCGGCAAAGAACATCTCGCCCGCAGCGGCCTTGATGCAGCCCTTGGCGTTGTTCTCCAGCCCCTGCATCATCCGGTGGATGGCCGTGCCGGTGCTCTGGGCCGTCAGCTTCAAAAAGGCCTCGTCTGCGCTCTTGTCCCCGCTCACGGCCTTGTCGCCCCGGTATACCGTCCCGGCGTCCGGTCGCACCGCGCCCTTTCCGCTGCCCAGCTCCCCGGCCTTGTGGGCGTTGTAGACTTCGGCCTCGCCCTTGCCCTGTAAATAGGCCAGCTTCAGGGCGTTCTCGCCCTGCTTGCCCAGCGCCAGCACCTGCCGCACTGCGCCGCCCATGCTGCCTTCCGGGCCGGTCAGCTTCAGCGCCTCGGCAAAGCTGCCCACTTCGTTCACGCCCATCCGGTACAGTGCCTTCGCGGCCTGGGTGTACACGCCTGCACCGATGCCGCCGGGCATATTGTCCACGATGGTCTGCACGCCCTGCGTGCTCACCCTTCCCGCCCGGGCCAGCTGTGCAGCCGCCGCTTTCTGCTCCCCGCTCGCCCAGCTGCTCGAGTCCAGCGCACTCTCGTCCGCCGTCAGCGTTTCCTCCGCGTAGCTCCTGCCATTGACAGCCCCGCCCTCCGGTGCTATATTGGTCTTGGCAGAGGGTAGATCAGCTAACGTCTCGGGCGTATCTCTGGGGTCGGACGCGGCATCCATAGAGGACTGCAACTCCTCTGCTGTGGCGGGAGGGTCTACGACTACGTTTCGGACGTGAACCTCAGGGTCGGACGCGGCACTCACGGGGGATCGCAAGCCTTTCGTCACTTCTGTTAAGTCCACACCGTTTTTCGCAAGATACTCGGTGACAATATAGTTCGTGTTTTTCTTTGTATCACAGACGGCTTCCACGACAACGTGGCTGCCGTCTATTTTTTTCTCAAAGATAACGACAGGAGCACGTTTACCTTTGTTCGTCATGTACCCATCTGCCCGGTCTTTTGCCAGATACGCATTGTCAAAATTGTTCAGCACATACGCCGCCCGGGCCACGTCGGCGCTCTCCTTCATGGTTCCGTCGGCACTGCCGTTTCCCCCTGCGTGCCGGTTGGTGATGTGCTGCACGGCGTTCGAGTCCATCAGGGTGCGGTCGCCCACCTTCTCGAGGCCCGTCAGTTCCATCATGGCGCTGCGCATCCGGTCGCCCGTCTCGGCCACCACATACGGCTCCAGCTTCTCGCCTGCCCGCACCCGGTCAACGTACTCCGCCAGCCCCGGGTCAACGCTGTTCTTGTACTCCTCAATGCCGGCGTTCTGGGCCGCTGTATGTACCGCCGGGTCATCGTTCACAGCTGTCTCTTCTGCCCGCTGCATACTTTCAGTGGAGTTTCCTTTAAGAAAGGCTCCCCTGATAGGGGAGCTCCGTTCTCGCGCGGCGTCAGCCGACGGGAACGGTGAGAGGTTTTCTTCCTGCCCGCTGATGTTTTCAGTGGCCGCAGGCGAAGCCGACTGAGAGGGCTCTGCTGCCCGGGCCTCCCATTCCTTCTGCCGGGCAGCGGCCCGCTTCATCCGGTCGTAACGCTCCGCCTCCCTGTCCAGCGCTTCGCTCATGCCGCGCAGCCTCGTGCCGATCGCGCCGCCCAGCGCGCCGGATGCACCGCCGGAAAGCCCGCTTTCCAGTGCGGTGAGGAAGGTGTCCTTGGTAAACAGATTCTTCGCCGCCTCGCTGTCCCCCAGCGCAGCGTCAATGGCCATGTCCGCATAGGTCTCCGCAAAGGCCTGCATCGAGTTGTCGATGCCGCCCGAGATGGCCGCAGCCACCGCCGGGTAGCGCTTCGCCAGCTCCGAGCTGCCCGCCAGCCCCTGCACCCAGTCCGCGATCTGCCCCGCCAGCGTGTCCTTCGCGTAGTCCGAGCCCATGGTCTTTGCAAGGTCAGCCGCGCCCACCGAGTTGATGGCCCATCCTGCGCCAAACTTGGCGAGGCCGCCGCCCAGTGCTTTGCCTGCGCTTTCGCCTTTTTCTGCGCTCTGGCCCATGGCCTCCGCCGCGCCCTGGGCGCTCAGCATAGGCAGGATCCACGCAACGCCGTCGCCGCCTGCCGCAATGGCCAGGTTCTCCGCCGCGCTGGTCACGGCCCCCGCCACGGCCCGCTGCGCCGGGCTCAGGCCGCTCTGGGCCGCCGCCGTCAGCTTCTGGCCCCGGTCGTAGAGCTGGTAGCCCACGCTCTGGTTCTTGTCAATGCCGTCGCTCACCTCCAGCCCCGCCAGCTTCTGGCGCATCTCCCGGATCTCCTTGGAGTTGTACCCCATCGAGATCAGCTCCCGGTTTCGGCTCTCCGGCCATGTGGGGTTATAGTCCATGTCCACGTCGGTCAAAAGGTCAAACAGGCTCTGGGCGTGCTCGTCGCCCTTCACTTCCTGCTCCACCTGTTTCCAGTTCTTTAGGGTGGCGTCAATGTTCTTTCCCGCCTGTACGCCGTACTCCGCGCCCAGCACCGGGGCAGCGGCCACCGTGTCTCCGATGCCGCCGATGGTGTTCGCCGCCCGGCGCACATCCCGCTGCCATGCGGGGATGGCGTCCAGCGCAGCGTTCATCTTCCGGGCCTCGTCGATCTGTGCCTGTGTCCAGCCGCCCTTTTGGATAAGGTCGGCGTCCGTGTACGCGCCGTGGGTGTTGTCCACCCGCCGCACCGCGTCGGCCAGATTCTTGTTGTCCCCGGTGTCCATCCACTGGTTGATCCGGTCGAACTCGTCCGGTACGCTGTCCTTGGCAAAACTGGCTCTCAGCTCCTGCGCCCGGCCGCTGCCGTAGGCCATGGCCCCGCCGTCCACGTTCTCCAGCACGTTCCCGCTCTTCGCAGGTACGCCCCACTTCTGCCCCATGTCCAGCGCCATTTCAGTGGGGCTTCCTTTGAGAATGGCTCCCCTGACAGGGGAGCTCCGTTCTCGCGCGGCGTCAGCCGACGGGAACGGTGAGAGGTTTTCTTTCCGCCCGCTGCGCGCCTGAGAGGGCTCGTTCCTCGCATCCACCTCCCCCATGTCGCTTATGTGCCGCTCGGTGTACTGCTGCAGGGCATCTGCATAGATGTTGCTTTTGGGCAGCACTGTGCTCGATGCAGTGGGCGGATTCGGCGTCTTGGTGCGGACAGCTCTCACCTTTTCCGCCGTCCACCCAGAGCTTTCTGCCGCCTTCGATGGGTTGCTTTCTCTCATTTCCTTAACTTTTTCCGCTGTCCATGCCATCAGCCCTTCACCCCCGCCTTCTCAAGCGCTCTTGCGATTTCTTCATCGCTGTACCCGTTCTGGTTCATATTGTTCATGATAGCCCACGCGCTATAACCTTTTTTCGCATAGTTCTTTGCCAACATTTCCGCCATATCTACGCCGCCGCTCTGGCTTGCGCTCTGGACGTTCGCAGTATCCGCATTGAGCCACCCATTATCCGTTAAGGTCTGCTTGTAAAAATCGTATAGCGGCTCATTTCCCTTCATAGAGGAAAATGTCTTTGCCATACTTTGCAGCTGACTGTTCGTCCAGCTGCTCCCGCTGCCTTTCGTTCTGCTGCTCCTGCTGCCCGAAGAGCCGCCCGAGCTGCCTGCGCTCTTTGTTGCCAGCGCCGTTGCAAGCTGCCGTCCTGCGATCGTCCTGTAATTTCCCACAGAGTTCGGATCCAGGCCGTACAGTTCCAGCACCGCCCGTGCAGCCTCGTCGCTGCCGCCGCCTGCCAGCCCGGCTGCGGTCGTGAGCGCACCCGCCTTGTCTGCGCGGGTGATGGGTGCGCCGCTGTAATTGTCAAAAATGCCGGTGTCCAGACCATACCGGCCCAGCACGGCGTTCGCGGCATCGCCCGCCCCCTGCTGGTACAGGTTGAACGCCTGCTCGTAGGCATTCAGTGCATCGCTCTGGCCGGTGCGCTCTTTGTTGTACTCCCACTGTTCCCGGGCAAATTCGTTCTCCCACTGCTGCTGGGTGTAGCCCTTGTAGGTGTCGTAGGCCGTCAGACCGGCTCTGCCCACACTCTTCGCCATCTCCCACAGGTTCGAGAGGAAATCGCTTTTCTCCTGCGCTGCCTGATCTGCCCGGCTCTTCTTGTAGTCCCGCCAGTCCTGTGCATTGGCCACGGCTCCCTGATGCTCCGCCGCCTCGAGACTGTCCTGATTCTGCAGCGCACTCAGCAGCCCCGAGAGGCCGTTCTGCTTCAGCTGGTACAGAGTCAGGGCCTTGTCCCGCAGCCCGGCCAGCCCGCTGTCCACGTTGGCCATGGCCTGCTGGTAGCCCTGCTGGGCCACACTGTTTGCGTAGCTTGAGCCGTACCCGCCGCTCAGCGCGGCAGCGCCCGCAGCGGCGTTCTCAGCCGCCGCCCTGGCATTCGCCTGCGCGCCCGCGCGGTACTGCCGGTAGAGTTCGCTGTCCGTGCCTACGTC